AGAGAATCTGCGTAAATCTGTGGCAATTATGGGATTTCCCCCTGACACAGATATGAATTTACTTTTCAATAGTATGAATAAGACCATTGAGTCTCTCAAGCAATTCCTTGACAAGTGAGACCGTCCTTGCTATACTATCCAAGTAATCCAACAAATCCAAAACTATCCAAGGTATCTAAATGTCCTTCTCAGATCTTAAAAAGCAATCTAAACTTGGTTCGCTGACTGCGAAACTGGTTAAAGAAGTCGAAAAAATGAATAATAGTGCATCATCTGGTGATGATCGTATCTGGAAACTCGAATGTGATAAAGCACAGAATGGTTATGCAATCATTCGTTTCCTCCCTGCTCCTGACGGTGAAGACCTGCCGTTTGTGAAACTGTATTCCCACGCATTCCAAGGTTCTGGTGGTTGGTATATTGAGAACAGTCTGACTACACTGAACCAGAAGGATCCTGTGTCAGAACTGAACTCTGAACTGTGGAACAATGGCACCGATGCCGGTAAAGAGATTGCACGTAAGCAGAAACGTAAACTGACTTATGTTGCTAATATCTACGTCGTCAAGGATCCTGCTAATCCTGCTAACGAAGGTAAAGTCTTCCTATATAAGTTCGGTAAGAAAATCTTTGATAAGATCACTGCCGCAATGCAACCAGAGTTTGAAGATGAAACTCCTATTGATCCGTTTGACTTCTGGCAAGGTGCTAATTTCAAACTGAAGGCAAAGAACGTTGCCGGTTATCGTAACTATGATTCCAGTGAGTTTGCCGCACCTGGTGCTCTGCTGGACGATGATGCAGAAATGGAAGCAGTGTGGAAGAAGCAGTATTCTCTTGCAGAACTTATTGCTGCTGACCAGTTCAAGTCTTATGATGAACTGAAGAAGCGTCTTGACTATGTTCTTGGTAACAAAGGTGCTCGTCGTCAAGATGCTGAGGTTGCCGATGAGGAAGAGACTTCTCGTGGTTCAGTTCGTGACCTTGATGAAGATCTTCGCACCGAACTGAGTAATCTAAGTTCTTCTAAGTCTTCTTCTTATGATGAAGACGATGATGATACTCTCAGTTACTTTGCAAAACTTGCCGAGTGATAATATCGGGGAGGGCAACCTCCCCTTTTTTATGGCATCGTGACTCTGGTGTTTTCGGTGCGAATGAGTTTCTTATCCACATACTGAGAAGACTTTTCATAATACATAATCGTTCTCATATCATTTAAGTATTGTTGTAGATAATCTGGTCTTAATAAGTATATTGATCTTTTTTCTTCGTTCTTTAGAGTTTCGTATTCATAATTACTGATACCTACAACTGGATTTAAGGTTGCTCTATAATCATCTGGTTTTGGAATAGTGAAATTAGAATCAACAACCTTACCAGCAGGAAGAATTAATCTTCCATTAGCATCTTTAACTTCTGTAGTCTCATAATGATGCACAGCATTTAGTTGAGTACCGTAAATGTTTTCGGCATATCTGTAAAGGTCTCTATTGGAAAGAGGCCATTCGTCTCTTACATTTACAATACCGGCAGTCATAAGAACTACCCAATCATAGTCTGCTCTACCATATATTTCTTCGGCAACAGTATCAGGTCTTGCACCTTCTGCAATTTGATACTTATTGAACAGAGTAAAGACATTTTGTAAGTCATCACGGAGTTTTACACGACGAAATAGATTCTTTGCTCTTACATAATTCTGTGAGGAATTACTATCTACAAAAGGAGATTGATATTCCAGGTCTGGTAGTTCTCTGAAATAAGACATTTTAGTAACCTACTCCTTGTGATAATGGAATTTGCTTATAATCTTCATTGTAAATTGGATTCAGTTCGGTAAAACTTAAACTTAACTTCATATGAACTGGTGTCTTGTCTGCATAAGTTGTATAAGAACCAGAACCTGTATAATTCACACCCATATTTGTAAGAGCACAAGGTTTGAACTTGTTTAGATATGGATGATCTTGACTTCCAGTTTTATATTTTAAAAGAAATGCATTTGGGGCTTCAATGAATAATCCGGCACCTGCGTGACTACTACCGGTTTTTGGTGCCATTGATTGTTTTAATATTCTTATAATTTCTTTAACTATACCAGATTCTCTTTCATCTCTTGGTATAAAATCAAAATCAAAAGTAAAAGATCTTAGATTAACACCACTGAATAGTAGTTCTAGGTTTGGATTTAGAACACTTCCTGTTGCTCTTGAACGTATTGATGTTGCCGTTGTTGTGTTAGAACTGACTATATTTACAAGTTTTGCTATAATTTGATCTCTAATTGCTCCCTGTCCTCCACCTTTAGTCAGCACAGGAATTGCGGCCGCACCTGTCTTGTTTAAAGCATCAATAGTAGCTTGACCAAACTCTCCCGATTGAATAACACCACCTATCTTTGCTGCGCCATAAGCAGCAAGAGAGTTCATAATATCACCACTACCCCAATCAACCTGGTTTGTATCACCAATATTTGCCGGAATTGGTAGTTGTATTGTATAATCTGCTTTTACATTAGAATTTTTTTCTGATCCAGTAGTTAATTGCAGAGTATCTGTTCCAGCTGGATCTTTTTTAAAATCAAATCCAGGTGGAACATATTTAATAACACCTATCTCCAAGTAATCATCATCCTTACCAATACTTTTTAGTGGATATCTAAGAGGTAGTGCTTGAGAAGCAGCAGCATCCTTAAATCCCTGCACATTCGCAGCCTGAGTTAATGATGATAAACTAGCTGGAAAAGAAACTGCCATTATTGGTTTTCTAACTATTTAGACGGATTTTGCCAAAAGGTATCTCTCTTAGGTCTGCAAGTTCTTCTGCATAAACCTCATATAAAGAACCAGGTATTTCATCCCAAGTATATTGACGCACTTTTCCCCAGTGAAAGTTGATACCTCTAAATCCCCATTGAAATCTATCAGTCACTGCTACTAATGGATTTTGATCGTACTCTATATTTGGTGTCTTAGGATTATATACAAAGACATAATACTTACCAACACTAGGTATCTTTCCACTTTCCTGCACAACACTTAATATCTCAAGCATTAAATCATCTGGATCTTCATTTCCAATTAGATTATCCAGAACATTACGAATACGATTACTCTTATCACTTGTGGGATTTGGACTTTTTCTTTGTTTGAGAGTTTTTCTTGGCATTATTTGATACCTAGGTCATCTTCTGTAAGAACTTTAAACTCATATCCCCTATCAGCACACCATTCTTCTGCTGCTTTCCACTTTGCCTGATTCTTGGCATACTCATAAACCTCATAGATATATCCCTTTGTCTTTCTCTTTTGTGGTATTGGTTCTACTGTTTGTTTTTTTGGTTTGATTTCAATTATATATTTTTTAATAGATCCATTACTTTCTTTGACTTTGATATAAAAGTCTGGGAAATACCTATGAATCTTATTGTCTATTGGAGATCTGTAAGGAACTGCAATTTCTTCTGAAAACCATTCTAAAATATTCTCATTCGTATCACAATATTTCATAAAAGTCCTTTCCCACAAAGACCTGTACACAATATTTGTGGGGTCTCCTCTATACTTTTTTGGGAATGATGGTTGATATTTTCCCTTATAAGACATCTAAATAAGTATACTAAGACTCATAAAAGGTATTTAGAGTGGTCAGACCTCGTAGAATAGCTGATTTCAAACCACTACTCACTAATCTTGCCCAGACTTCACACTTCCAAGTCATCTTTGGTGGTCTGCCTGGGGGACTCCTATCGCATCTTTATATTAGAGGTGTTGATCCAAGATTTATTGCAGAAGATGCCGGGTTACTTTGCCATTCTGCATCACTACCAGGAACTTCATTTGCGACGGCAGATATCAACAATAATTTTACAGGAGTAAATGAGAGAATTGCTCATCGTAGAATCTTTACTGAAATTGGTTTAGAATTTTATGTTGATAGGGATTATAGAGCATTAAAATTTATAGAACACTGGATGGAGTTTATTTCTGGTGGATCTAATGCTGATCCATATAGGGAGGGATATTATTTTAGAATGCAATATCCACAAGCATATAAGTGTAATACAACCAGGATTATTAAATTTGATAGAGATTACAATGCAGAACTTGAATATAATTTTTTTGGACTTTTTCCACTTTCCTTAAACTCCACACCAGTAAGTTATAATGGTTCTGATGTATTGAAAATCAGTGCCGCATTCAATTATGATAGATATGTCTGTGGTAAGGTATTAAGTTTTGACGTAGCACGAAGTATTAATAATAATATCGCACCCAATGTTGCTAATGTTTCCAACACAACTAACCAATTATCTAGACTTGCAACAGGAAAAACAGAGTTGATTAATAGAAATCTAAATCTTGGAACTGGTAGATTGGATGACCCAAGACCAGTTGGACTTCCATAAGCAGT